AGACCAGCACCGGAACGAGAACCCAGGCGGTCAGGATCATGCGATGGTCAGCACGCCGTTGGAGCCGTCGAAGTCGATGGTGAACGTCTCGCCGTTGGCCAGGCTGATGCTGCTGCCGTAGTCGTAGTAGCCGATCAGGGGATCTGCAGGCGAGGTCGGCGTATCGTTGTAGAGCACCACGTAGCGGAACGGGCCGACGGCGCCGGTTGCGGTGAGGGTGAGGTCGGCGCACACCAGCTTGTAGGTGCCGGAGGTTTGCGCGCTGCTGGACGTGGTGACGTTGAACGGCGTGGCGCCGGACAGGTTCGTCGTCGCCAGCGGCGAGGTCAGCTCGGAATACGTCGCCAGGGTGGCGGTGGGCGCGGTGTTTGTGAGCGCGATCTTGAGCTGGTCGCTGCCGAGGTTGTGGACCTTTTCGGCCAGGTGCTCGACGAAGGGCTGGAACTTGGTGAAAGATGCCATTTTTACTCTCCGATGGGTGAATAAACGACGCGGCCCGCCTCGAGCCTGGCCTTGAGGAATTCGCCGCGCTGCCGGCGGAAGTTTGTGTAGCTGACATGCACCCAGCGCCCAAACTCGTCGATGCACTGGTCGACCGGCAGGTGCAGGCTGCCGATCTTGTCCACCAGCTGCGCGACGCGCATGTCGGGCACGTAGATGTCGGCCGCCTCGCCGCGGGTGTGCTGGCTGCCGCGGGCGCCGCCAATGCGGCGGTTGAGGGTGGCGCTGCGGAAGCCAGAGCTGATGACGACCGGCCGGCGCAGGTGGTCGCGCAGCGGCTGCAGCACGCGCTCGCACAGCAGGCGCAGCGCTTCGATCTGCGCCTCGCTTGGGTCGTTGCGCAGGCCGGCGCGGGCGGCCTCCTGGCTGATGGTCAGCTCCTCGAGCGTGAAGTGCCGGGTGAGGTTCACTGCGGCACCGCTTCAGGCTGGTCGCACAGCACGGCCCAGGCGCTGGCCTTGGCCTCGTTGCCGGCGTAGGCGCGGCGCCAGGCACCGACGCTGATGGCGTTGCACAGGGTCCACTCGGCGGTGGCGCGGGTTTCGTCTTCGACCTTGGCGCCGTGGGTGGAGACGGCGACCTGCATGGCGTCGAAGCTGGCGCAGCCGGTGAGCAGCAGCGCGGCGGCCGCGATCAATGGCGTCTTCATGCTTCGCCCTTTCGTTTGTCCGGGTCGGCGCCCATCACCGCCCAGGTCATGAGCTTGCGGCGCCAGGCGGGCACGCCTTCTGCCTTCATGCACTCCTCGAACACCCGCGCGGCCTCGCGCCAGGTGATGCGCAGGCGAGGCACCCACACGCGCACCAGGTAGTCGTGGATTACCGCGGACTTGTGCGCGGTGTCGCCGGTGAGCCAGTAGGCGAGCGGCACGCGCGGCACGCTGGCGAAGTCGGTGCGGAATCCGGCGCTCACGATGATCATGCCGACCCGCGCGCTGTGGAACGCCAGATCCTGCTGCAGCTCCCACTCGGCCCGGCCCAGCGCTTCGGCCTCGCTGACCTTGCGGGTGACCAGGTCGGTGAGGAATCCGGTCGGCAGGGTGCTCATTGGAACGTGTACCTCAATCCCAGGCCGCTGTAGGTGTATCCACCCATGTTCGGGTTATTCACCTGCCGATACTGGTAGGTGGTGACCTGCAGGTAGGCGGACAGGTTGCCGGTGACTGGCGTCTCGACGCCGATGCCGCCATGCCAGCCCCACAGGCTGTCGCCGCTGCGGTCATAATCGTTCGTGCCGTTGTGGCTCCAGCGGGTGTTGTTGGCGCCGAACTTGGCGAAGCCGGTGACGCGGTCGGTGAAGTCGGCAAAGCCGACGACGTTGACCTCAGCCATGCGGTTGATGTTCTCGAACCCTTCCGGCTGTTCGCCCATGGAGTAGAACGCCAGCTCGCCGCCGATGCGGCCGCCGGCGAACTGCAGCGGCGTGGCGCCGATGGCGGCGTGCCACGACTGCGCACGGAAGCCATGGCCGGCGGCGAGGTAGGCGTCGGCCGCTGCCAGTGCAGGCGCCAGCGAGAGGACGGCGGCGGCGCGGATCATGGGCGGTGCGCCTCGCGGATCTCGGCGTGCAGCGCGTCGATGCGCTGGTTGATCACCAGCAGGTCGCGCTTGGCGTCGGTGCCGGTGTAGCGGTCCTGCGTGCGGGCGCGCATCTCGGCCTCCAGCGCGGCGATGCGCTTCTCGAGGTCGATGTGGCAGCGGTTGTCCATGCAGTTGACGTCCGATTCGTGGATGTGCATGGCCATGAAGGTCCAGGTGATCATCGCGGCGATGACCGCGGCCAGCATCCAGTGGAGGACATCGCGCCAGAGCTTCATGGCTGCCAGGGCCATTTTTTGCTGCTGACCCAGAACATCAGGCCGACCAGGAAGATGGCGACGACCTGCGCGGCACGCTTGATGATGCCGATGGCGCCGTCTGCGATCTCCATCTTGACGCGGTTGGTGATGATGGCCTCGGCCTTGACTGCGGCTTGCATGGCGATCTGCTCGGCGATCTCTGGCGTGATCTGGTGCGTGGCGATCACGCGCTCGATCTCGTCGAGCCGGTCGTCGACCTCGCTGCGGCAGGCTGCGATGGTCTCGCGGACGAAAGCGCGCTGCTGTTCATCCATTCCATCACTTGCCGGACTGTTCCGGCAGGAAAAACGCCAGCAGGCCGGCCACACCCGCACCGGCGGCGGTGATCTGCTGGGTGAGTCCGGCGTCAAGGCTGATGCCGAGCGCGGCCAGCGCGGCGAAGATGGCGGCCCAGCTCGACGGCTCTTTCAAACGATGTGCCAGCAGTTTCATGGTGCGCTCCTTGCGGTGGGTCTTCAGCGGCGCCCTGGTGAGAGGGCGCCGGAAAAGCACTACCGTCAGACGGTTTTCTTCTTGCCGACAGCGGTGCAGCCGACCAGCGCGCCACCTGTGACGATGGTGCCGACATAGCCGATGTATTTCTTGCACTTGTTCAGCTCGACCGAGATCGACTGCGCGGCCGGGTCGGTGGAGGTGGTCACCGCGGTGAAGGTGCCGACCGTGGTGGGCGAGGACAGGTCGCTCGACGCCGAGGTGATGACGGTGCCGGTGATGCTGCCGCCGTCGAGCAGGCCGACGTTCTGCGTGACGATCAAGAAGCCTTCGTAGTCGGTGACGTCGATGCCGGTGACGGTGGAGGCGTTGGCCGTTGCGGCTGCGTCGACGGATGCCAGCAGCTGCAGGGTGGTGACGCCCTGGGAGATGGATGACGGGATCATGGTTGCGATTCCTTTTCGGGTTCGACTGCGCCGGCCACCAGTTCAGGCGACGCGGCGACGGTCATGGTTTTGGCCTTGGCGGGCTTCGCCTTGGCGGGCGGATCTTCCGGAGCGGCGACGGCCTTGCCGGCATGGATGAGCGCGCGCGCGAGCTTGTCCGGCGCCTCGTAGACGCTGCCCACCGCCTGGACGGTGCCGTCCAGGTAGTGGGCGCGCAGAGCCTTGAGTTTCATGCTCTGCGCCCGCTATCAGGCGACGCTCGCGTCGTAGCTGAACGCGGCGGGGTAGCGCATGCCGGTATCGATGGCGTACCAGGCGCGGATCGCCGACAGGCCGCGGGTGAAGTCCGAGTACGGGTTGACCATCAGCTCGAGCTGGCCCCACTCGGCCACCACGACGGACGGCCACAGGCCGAAGAGCATGGTGTTGGCGCTCATCTGGTTGGTGGCGCGGCAGGGGAAGCCGGCCATCGTGCCCTCCAGCAGCGAGCCATTCCAGATCGGGGTGTCGGTGCTGGCGAAGCGCGAGCGGCCCATCAGCAGCGCGGCTGATGCCGGGTCGGCGACGTAGGCGCAGCCGGGGCGCAGGGCGTTGGCCGCCATCACGTCCACCTGCGCGTCGAGCACGTCGCTGAAGGTGTTGGTCGAGTCGGTGTCGAAGCTGCCGACGCCCGAGGTGCCGACGATGCCCTGCGGCTCGCCGGAACCGCCGGCGCCGCGCAGGCAGGCGACGTCGACCGCCAGCGCCAGCACCTGCGCCAGGTCGTTCATCACCATCGTCTCGACGTCCGGGCTGGATTGCGTCATCAGCTGGTGGCTGATTTCGGTCAGCGCGGCGACGTTCTTCGGCGACAGCGAGAGCTGGCCGATGGTGGCCTGGCTTTCGGTGATCTGCGTGTTCTCGTCGGCCAGCCAGTAGGCGGTGCCGCCGGCGGTCATCTTCGGGATGGTGATGTTGCCCACCAGGCCGGTGAGGCGGGTCGCGCCCAGGGCCAGCACTACCGAGTCGTTGCGCAGCAGGTCGATGAAGTTGCCGGGCTGGTTGTCGGTGCTGACCAGGTACTGCGAGCCGGACACGCCGGCGACGGTCATGTCGCGGCGGCCATTGAGCGAACGCGCCTGCACTTCCATCGGCACGAAGAAGCTGGAGCCGCTGCGGGCGTTGACGCCGTGGGCGGCCATGACGGCCTTGTGCGCTTCCAGCTCGAGGCCGGCTTTCGACCAGTCTTTGGACATGGCGGCGCGCAGCGCGCGGGTGACGGAATACTGGCTGGTTTCGCGCTTGCTCATGCCGATGCCGGCGGGCATCTGGTCCTTGCCGCGCTCCTGCATGATCTTGATCATGTCTTCGGCGACCTGCTCCAGGCTGGCGCCGCCGGCGATCCACTCGCGCTCGAAGCGGGAATCGAGCTTGTTGGCGCGGCACAGGTTCTGGATGGCGACCTTGCGCTTGCTTTCGATCTCCAGCGGGTTCATGCGCTGCTCGGTGGTGCCGTTTTCGATAACGGAGATGTCGGCGGTAGCGCCCGCCGGGGCGTTGGTGGTGTCAGCCATGTTGGCCTCCTTGGTTGTGGCGGGTTTCGCCGGTTCAGTTTCCATGCGGACGATCCGCACGGGCTTTGCTGCTTCGTTTTCGGCGGTGCGGCCGATGCCGACGCTGGGGTCGGCGGGGATGGTGACGATGCTGGCCTCGAGCAGGGTCCAGTCGCTGGCCTCGACGCCGCGCTTGGTTTCGGTGAATTCGTGCACCTCGTAGCCGATGGACACGTTGCGCAGGCCGCCGTCGAGCATTGCGCGCACTTCGCGCGCCCGCTCGGTTTCGAAGAAGCGCGCGTCGACCACCAGCCGGCCGTCCTTGAGCCGGCCGCCGGTCAGCATGCCGATCGGATCGTCCCAGTTGTGGTTGAACAGCAGCGGCGCGGCGCCGCCTTCGAGGCGCTGCATGCGCAGGCTTTTGGCGTCGTGGCGCAGGATCTCGGTGCCGAAGTAGCGCTCGACCGGCGCTTCGCTCGACGCGGAGAAGGTGACCTCGAACGGGCCGCCCTCGGCTTTGCGGGCTTCGATCTCGGTGCCGAACAGGTCGCGCGCCAGGCGCGGGATCTTGATCTCGTCGGTCATTCGTGTTCCCTCTTGAAAGCGAACACCCGCGCGGGCTGGGTGTCCTCGTCTTGGTCATCGTCCGGGGTGGCAGGCGCTTCCGGCGGCGCGGGTGTCGGGGTGTGGGTGGTGTCGGTGGTGATGTCGGCCTCGTCCAGCATGTCCAGCTCGCGGCGACGGGTGGCGATCACGTCCTCGATGTCGAGGCCGCCGGCGGTGGCGGCGATGATGTCGGTCTTGGTGATGTAGCCGGCCAGCTCGGCCTCCTTGTAGGCGGCGACCTCCTTGGTGGGGTCGACCCAGCCCCAGCCGCGCGGCTTGAACTTGACGGCGTTGAACTTCACCAGGCTGGCGAAATAGTCCTGCAGGTCGATGGCGCCGATGGCGCGCGAGATGACCGCGGCCTGCATCCACTCGCGATGCAGCGGCTCGCGGAAGACGCGAATCCACCACGCCTGCAGCACGCGCCAGGTGTCGCGGTCGTCGAGCAGGGCCAGGCGGCTGCTGCTGTAGTTGCTCTGGCTGTAGTCGCGCGAAAGCGACTCGTAGCTGACGCCGACGCCGGCGGCGATGCCGCGCAGTGCGGCGCGGGTGAACGGGTCGAAGGCGTCGTTCGGATAGGCCGGGTCCCAGCTGCTGAACTTGTAGCCTGGCGGCAGCTGGGTGAACTCGCCGGCTTCCACCGTCATGCTGGGGGTGCCGTCGGCCTCGGTGCCGTCGGCGATGCCGATGTCGCCCTCTGGGTTTTCGAAAAATCCCACCTTGCTGGCGCCGATGCGGGCGGCCACCACGGCGGCCTCCTCGAATTCGCCCAGCTGGTTGAGGCGGTTGATCGCGGCGTGCAGCGCCGGCACGCCGCGCATCTGCGGCCAGCGGTCGGTGAGCTTGAGGTGGATCACGTCTTCGGCAGGCACGCGGATGATCTCGTCGCGCTTGTTGCCCATCACCGGGCGCAGTTCGCGCGGGTGCAGGGTATGGAAGTAGTAGGCGACCGGGCGGTTAAATGCGTCGTGCTCGATGCCGAGGGTGACGGCGGCCCCGCTCGGCGCCTTGATCTCGTGGTCGTCGGCCAGGCGCTCGGCCTCGATCAGTTCCAGCGCCAGCGGGATGGCGCCGGCGCCGAACGGGCGGCGATGCTTGCGGATGAAGACCTCGCCGGCCTCGAACACTTCGGAGATGCCGGCGCGCTCGAGGTCGGAAAAATGCAGCTGGCCGCCGGTGTGGCAGGTGTCGGCGCGGCACCATTCGCGCCAGGCCGACTCGATGGCGTCGTTGACGTCGGTGAGCAGGCGCTTGCGGTTGTTTGAAACCTGCGCCTGCAGGCCCACGCCC